GTGAGTTACAAGTCATCTCCAAATGTTGCTAATGCTGCACTTTTATCAAAATTTTCTTCTGGTAATGCCCTTTTAAAGCAATATCGGTTTTGAAAACTATTGTAAATCGAATTGAAAACTGCTGTTGCAAAGCTTCCTGAAGGCATTAATATTCCTTGATACACATTATTGTCTAAAACAATATATGGGCAAAAATTTGAACGCATAACTCCTTCAATTTGTCGGAAATGTTTCTTTCCTATTTGAGGTGAAAGCCACTTCAAAAATTTGTTTGTAAACCAAATTCTAAAATGTACATCCCACCCCACTGTGTCATCTGCTATCATTTTATTGTTTTTCTTTAAAAATTTATTTTCCAAAATTGTCCATTCTTTTGACAATGCATTTATCCCTATATACACATCTCCTGATCCATCATGTTTCATAACTTGTTCAAAAAAAGTTGCCAAAGCCATTCTACTTCTCAACAAATGAGATTTTGCACCATTGTAAAATAGCCTTGGTTTGTCAATTTTGTCATTCGCTTTTAGTTCTGTCTTCATTGTTCCTAAGACTAAATATGGTGGAATGATTCCTTGCTCTACCATTTTTTCTTCCCTTTCAACCAATTCCCTCATTTCATCTGAAATTGTTCTTTTGCCATTTACCAAAGGAAATATATCATCCATCGTTTTTCCTTGTTCCGAAAATCCAATTGATGACGAGGAAGTCCATACCAATGGTCCTATCGATGTATTCGGAATTCCTTCCACCGCTTGTTCCAGTGTTATCGGAACAACCTTACTCCAATCAAAATTTCGATGAATGACTCCTTTCATACATTCATTAAATTCTTCATCTGATATTTCAGGCATTGGAGGACAGTGTCTTCCTTTCAACCTTGAAAGGGCATTCAAAAATGGTTCACCTTTTACTCCTTGTTTGTAATAATTTTTCATCATTACTGGTTTTCTCTTGATTTCAAATGGACATTCAATTTTTTTTCCTTCCACAATAAAACCATTTTGCAGTGGTGTTGACGCCAAATCTGATTTGTTTGGCATATGATAATGTGTTGTCAACTTACAAATTGGCTTTAATCCTGCAATTGGTGGTGGTAATTCATCAATCACTTTAGTTTGTGCCTTGTTTGGAAATTGAAATTCTCCCATTACCATTTCAACTGATTCTACATCTTCCTTGTAAACTGGTGTCAAATATGAAAATTGTTCTCTTCCTGCTATGTGTAATCCTAGAATTTTCGGATCTGTTGTATCATTCACATACGGTAATCCACAATCTCCATCATGGCCATTTGGTCCTGTAAAAACCAAAGCACCTTCCGTGAAAACTTCCATTTCTTTTCCTCCGTGCTTTAATTCTGAAATTAAAGTTTGTCCACATTCTGCAACTGAAGTTCCTTGTATTAATGCCAGTTGCCCTAAACTTGTGTAATCTATTTTAACTGGAGATGATGAAAATCCAGTAAATGCATGTGCTTTAGATGGCA